CTCCTCGGTTTCCTCTGCTACTTCGTTGTTAAGATTCTCACTGGTGGTGTCCAGTTGAGTCTCATCATCCTGCGTTTGTGATGTGACTTCTTCGTCCATTTTGTTTTCCTTCTTTTTAATTCTTATTTTATTACGCCCCGCGTTATGGAACGGGCGACTCCATTTTGTTCACTGTAATCACAGTATATAGTATTAGTCCAGTTTTTTGAATATCGGTTTACCGTCGTCATCTGTGCCCATTAGTATGACATTGGTTGGGATTTTGGAGGCACACCTGATGTCCTGACCCTCCCTGTAGATGTAGTTGCCCTTTTGCTTCCACTGGGTGTCCACGTTTATAGGTTCTAGTTCCTCGTGGTACTGGACGGATGGGGGGGCTACTCCTGCAGCTTCATAATCTATCTTGTCAGATTGGTATTTATTCCCCGCGTACATTCTTAGCAATCTCCTCGTAGGTGACAATAACGGCGTCAAGTTCAGCAATAATAGCGTTAGATACCATCCACATCTTACCCGCCTCGTCAAGTGAAACCTTATTCACCTCACTGCCATTTGGTAGGAACGTCTGGTAAAACTTCTTACGAGATTCAAAGTGTTTGCGAAGCTCTTTCCATTCGCGACTCTCGGTTAGTTTAGCTATTGCTCGCTCTTCGTTTCTAGCTGTTTCGTCTATCTGTTGTTCGGGCAAGTCTATGCTTGAACCCTCTGGTATACCGTACTTCATTTAACCTCCCTTGGTTACATTTGATCGAGTTGATTTGCCATCTCAGCTAAATCAGGATTGGCGAACTGCATACCCCGTACATTGGTTGAAGCTGGGGTTAGCGCTGTCTGAGCCTGTTGCTGTTCCATCATCTGTTGTTTTTGATCTGCCTGAGCCTGTGCTTCCATGTCAGCCTGCTGTTGCATCATCTGGTCTCTCTGGGCTATCTCTTCTTCGTTGAGAGGACGGACATATTCTTTAGCGTTAGGTAGGTCGGATAGGGTTTGGTAATCAGCGAGCATCTCGTCCCAACCAATCTTAACATTAGGGTCTTCTTTAAGTTCGTTCTGGAACTTGCCGATGACACCCATTAGACGCTCTAGGCTGGCTAATTGTTTTTCTTTGTCGATGTCTTTGGTCGAGCCAACAGTGATGTTGAACCTGTACTCAGCACCTTTTAGTGCCTCTGGGTTGATAGTAAGAGTGCCTGATTCACCTGATTCGCTTGGCATGACTAGTTCTAAGATGTCGGCGTAGCCTTGTTTCTCGATCTCTTCAATGTCTTTGGCGAATAGATTAACAGGGATGTCTTCAGTTCCAATGTTGGCTACCAGTGAGAAGAAACCGTCAGTAAGCTGTTCGATAGCTTGTTCAAGACTAAAGCGGTCTTGACCGTCTCTGGTAGCTTCTTTATCTCCGTAAAGTGAGATAGCTGCTGGAGTCTTTCCCTGAGATGGGTTTAGTGATTCTGCACCTGGTAGTGAAGCGTTCTGTGTACCGAATTGGCTAAGTAGGGAGCCTGTGAGCTGGGATTGGGCGGCTTGGTAGGTAGATAGACCAGCGGTAGAAGTTTCTAGTCGGCGAATAGAGTTAGGTAGTGTTTCCATCATTACCTGCGCTGGGTTGGTGGAGTCGATAGTGTGCTTTATAACACCGTTGGCATTTATAACCAAAGGTGGGGAAAGGTTCATTTTAATACCGTGGAAGTAGAAGTTGGTTAGACCATCACGAGCGAACTGTAGTGGCTTGGCGCGTTGGAAGTCACCCATACCGTAGAACGAGTCGTACAGGGGCTGAGAATACTTAATAACGAAGGGTATGCGCCCGTTCTTGTGGGGGTTACTGAGCCTGCGTACAACCTTACAGCCGTGGTCGGGTGCAAATGTTACCCACTCACCGTCTTCACCAGATTCGAAGCGAGTGGCTAGGCAGATGCCTTTTTTAACATCGTTTAGTTGGCGAGTTCGGTTTACCTGAGTATCGCGCTTGGAATCGGGAGCAGTCGTCTCGTTCTCAGCCATTTCAATAATCTCTTTAAGCTCCACAGAGTTCCAACCAGCATCCTTACCAAGGCTGAGATAGCCTTTTAGTGTATCTGCGCTGACCCAAGAAAGAGCCGTCACATAATCCATGTCAGATATAGAGGTGTACCCTGCCTGCGGGATAAGGTTGCGAGGATTCCATAACCAACAGTCAGGACCAATATATCCAGTGGTACTCGGGTTCCAGTCGTAGAACATCGGCATGTAGCCGTAAACAGATGAGTACAGTTGCCACATTCGTAGCTTAACAGCGAAAGGGTGCTGAGAATTAGCATTAGGATAAATCCACTTTTGGCGGAGTATTTCCATGAAAGCAGCTTTACCAGCGTCTCGCTTGGCAACAGCTTCAACAACACCGTCGGGTAGCTTACCCATGACTCTAGCTGCGCGTTCTATAACCAGTGTTGCTGCGTAGGAGTCGGTAATGGAGGCTTTATTAACAGATTTGGAGACAGAATCGTAGACCTGCCCAATGAGCATAGCTTCGTAAGCATCAAACTCGATTACATAGTTATCGTGGGCGTCAAGATCAGCAGCAAAATCTTTTTTGTAATCATAGGAAGTTACTTCACCCCCATCTACTACTTTGTCTACTGCTTTGTCTTCATATTTGTTTGTTTTCATTTTTTTCCTTTTAATATCTGGTTTGTTTTTTGTCGTGGATAGTAAGTAGGTTTATTTGTCCATCTTTATAGGTACATTCTATATGAGCGTTGCCAGAATAGCCAACATCTTTTAAGTTGGACAGGATAGCCTGAATATCTGCCAGAGCTGCTTCGGTGTCGGTGTATCTAAGAGTTTCTTGGCCTTCGGTGGTTATTTGGGTCACTTTACGGTTGACAACTACAATCTCAGGGATAGATACACTTCCGTAGGGACGGGATTCTATGTAGGATTGGATGTCTTTTATATATTGGGGTATTATCATTTTGTTTTACATTAGTCCATAGCCATTATACTGCATTTTGGCTTTAGGTAGTGCGTTATCTACCGTTACACCGTGTTTGATCTGTAGAATGATGTATCTAAGAGCGTCAGGTCCGTGGTCGTCCACCTTCATAGGTACTTCATCGGGGTTGCGGTCCTTTTTATCTTCGGGGTATTTGTAGGATTCCATCTCTCTAACGAGGTTCTTGCAGGCGGTGGAGAAGAAGATTGACGGTTTAGGCTCTCCAACGAGCTGGAGACGGGGCTTTAGTAGGTTACGGATTAGGTCTATGCCGTCGATAATAGAGCCTGCACCTTTGCGAGCTGGTACCATCGGGAAGTCTTTGCTCATTACCTCGATGGCGTCTCTGTTGGCGGAGTCGCCGACCATCATTACTAGCCGTTTATCACCGAGTTTCTGCTTAATTCTCGGCATAATGTCGTTAAGCGTCTCTTTTTTACCGTACACCTCGTCAAATACCCAGTAGTTCTGGTCTTTGTCCACTCCAAGGAACGGAATAGCGGTGGTGTGGTAGCCGAAGTCGATACCAGCGTAAATAGTCAGTTCATCGAGGTCTGGGAACTCAGATGGTTTTTTAACGTGGATTTTACGAGAGAATGTCGGGTATACAGCACCCTGAACAGACCTAAACTCTAGTTCGTACTCCTGCAAGAAGGTGGATAGAGTACCCTACGCTCGGCGTCTCTTTCTAGCTAGGGCTATTTGGTCGGCGTTGACGTATGGAGAGTCCCGCCACGTAGCTTCTTGGTAGAACCAGTCCTCACTATCCTTGGAGTCCTGAATCATGTCGTAGAAGTGGTTGTAGCCCCTTGGAGTACCCATGAATATAGCCCATCCACCAGTGGTGGTGAACATCGGTTCGTAGACGGCTGACCAGTTATTAGGGTCTTGGTCGGCGTACTCATCAAAGATAATGCCGTTAGCCTTAAAACCACGGTGCGAGTCGGCTTGATCAGAGCCGAGAAGCTGAAGAGTAGACCGTGGCATATTCTTATCGTGGTTTATAACGGTAGTTTCACCGTTTGGCAGGGTGATAGTGGTGTTTTCGAGGTAGTGGAACTCGATAAGTAAATCTTGCTCGTTGGTTTTGTAGATCAACTCTTTAGGTATAAGCGGTATATATTGACGCCACACAACCTCGTGAGCCTGCTTATAGGTCTTGAACACGATAAAATAGCGCCCTTGGTTTAGGATTGAAGAAA